AGAATATCTTGATGAGTATATGATTCAAAACCATCATCTAAGAGAACAGGCTAGTCCTTGGGTAATGCTTGGTGAGGCAGAGCCTCTACAATCTTTGCAATCCGATTATGGGCCGATGAAGATACTTAGGGAAAATGCCGCTAAATTCTTAGACCCTGTTCCGGGGCTGAATAAGTTCAAGGCGGCTGAGAGATTTGAGAAATCTTTCGTCATGTTTACCGACTCCCTTAGAATGGAGTTATGGAAGAGTCTAGAGCCTTCTGTTACAAGAACATTGTCGCAGACAGCAGATGCGGCTGGTAAAATGATAGACCCAACCGACATGAGTAGTGCCGCAGTAAGAAAGGCATACTCAGAATTAGGTGCTGTAATAAATAAGATGACTGGAGTATTTGACCAAGACTTGGCAAATATGACGCCACTACAAAGACTACTGGAATCCAGCCTAGTGTTCTTTGCTCCTATGTATAGAAGAGCAACATACGGAATCATAGCAGACTTAGCTAGAGGAGGTATAAGAAGAAGAGAAGCTATACGACAATTAAGTGGTGTGGTTGCCGCTGGAGCTGGAATTGCATTCTTGTTAGAGGCTACAGGAAATAATGACCGAGCATTTGCAATGGATGAAGACGGTAATCCAGACCTAACCTACAGATTTGGCAAGGTGATGTATGGTGGGTATATGACTGGTATAGGCACTGCATGGAATACCGCCTTTAGGTTACTCAGCGACATTACTATGGAAGCACAAGATAATGATAATCCGATAGATGAGGGATGGTTCCAAAGTCCATATTTAGATATACTAGGTAGAAAAGGGCGTTCACAGTTTGCACCGTCTATGGGAATGATAACAGATTTAGTAAAGGGCAGAAGCTATAATGGAGACCCTCTAAGAGATGATGGTGACCCATTGTGGGGGGAGACAATAAAACATATAGGTAAGCAGGCATTACCATTCTGGCTAGATATTAGCGCTGAGGGTGGTTCGGGAATGCTACCTGCAATGGGCTCTGAATTTATTGGGCTATCATCCTATAGGGTAAGTGAGTTTGATAAGATGGCTACAGCTAGAGAATATGCTGTACAAAATTGGGATAGACCAGAAATACAAGAATGGCGCAATAGTCAGCTATCTAAAGGTGGCTCAGTAAACTGGGTAGCTTTACCAGCAAGACTGAAACAATTAATACAGGATGAAGACCCTACCACCAGAACAGCGCTACAAAGCTATGAAGAAGTGTTTGGCCCAGTTGCTCGTAACGAGAGTGGTCTATTTAGGAAATATAGAGAAAAGCGTTCAGAGCATGACCTACGATTAGTACAGACGCTAGCCGAAGCCTCAGCCGATTTTGAAAGGGGCGATATAAATGGTAAGGAGTTTGGGGCTATAAAAGCAAAAGCATATTATGCTAAACGTACGTTTAATGAGGCACTATTAGCTGAGGGCAGTGAATATAATTCACTTGTAGATTGGTTTAGTACATTACGGAAATCTAAGTCTGATGAAGATATGGCGTTCCAAGGCGATATACTTTACGATATGTGGATGACAGATGTAGTACACCACCCAGATAATTTAGACCCAGAGACTGGTGAGTATTCTTGGGACGTAGTTAACAGACATAAAGCAGATTTTATAAAAGAACACAAAGTAACTGCTAAGGATTTAAAGTATATAGAAGATAGACGACAATACTGGATAAGGCAATTACCTTTAGTACTGGAGTATGAGACTGCTATGAAGGACTTATCTCCATACTTTAATATACACGATACTATATGGAAACCCGGCACTAAGATGAATGCTATAGCTACTAAGTTTTTTTCTAGGCCCCCAGAAGTAAGAAACAGGCTAAAAGAACAATATAGTATATATAAGAAAATAGATAGCGCAAGAAGTACGGCTAGAGAAAAACTTAGGCAACGACGTCCTGATATAGACTGGATACTTGTTAGATGGTATGGCAATAAGCCTAGACATAGGAGAAATGAATACCAACGACGAGAATTAGAAAAACAACTAGAAACGAAGAGAACGGCAGAAGCTATGGGAGGTTGGGAATACTCAAGCCCTAAGTTTAGTGATTTTTCAGTATCACCGTCTGGGCGTGTAAATACAGGTATATAATTGACAGGAGTATAATAATGTGGTATAATTTAAATGGAGTACCAGCGTGGGACATCCAAGGAGGCACTAACCGTGGCTGAGTATGAGGCTAATCAGGACAATAGTACTAACGCAGAAGCGGACATCTATGATGACGTATCTGATGAGCAAAAGAACTGGCAACGACAACTGAACCGGGCCAGAGACCAAAACAAGGAACTCTTAAAAGGGTATCTGGAGTTAGGCGAAACTAAGGCGGCCCTATCACGTGTAGAGGGCGCAGTTGAATCTCTTATTGACCACTTTGCGCAAAGCGGTTACGAGGATTCTCCATTGACAGGAGTCAAGGATAGCTTATCTCAGCGTAGGCAGGCGGACACTTCGATGCTGATGCACAGAACTAATATTGCCGATGTATTACACGACAATGATAGTACTTGGGATTCTGAACAAATGGGAGAAGCTAGGACTAAGTGGGAACAGGGCGACTACGCTGGTGCGTTATCTTCTGTTCAGTCAGCTTTTTCACAACCAGTGGAAGATATAGATGCGGAAGTTGAACGGCGTGTAACCGAGCGCTTACGAGAAGGGGGACGAGAAGTTGATTCTGGTTCTTCTGTGGGCGCAGGGCAGAAACGAATGACGTTGGGCGACGCCGCAAGTATGTCTCCCGGTATGAGCGAATCAGACATGAAGGCTCATGCCGATACGGTTTTAGACCAATTTTTCAGGAGAAAATAAATGGCGACAGGAGCAACAGAGTTTATTGATAACACTACTGCTGATGTCTTCATACCAGAGATTTGGTCATCCTTGGCAATTGTCGCACGAGAAGCACAGTTAGTCTTTGCTAAGTTAGTTGACCGAAAATTTGAAGATGGCTTAACGAAAGGTGATAAACTAAATATACCTAACATTAGTGACTTAGCCGCAAGAGCTAAATCAACAAACGCCGCCATCAGTTATGAGACAGTCACAGAGACAAACACTACCATTACTGTAGACCAGCATTACTATGCGGCTATAGCAGTTGAGAGTATTACTAAAGTCCAGTCTGACAGAGATATGCTTGCGGCTTACGCAGGCAAGCTGGGTTATGCACTAGGACTAAACGTAGATGATGCTTTAGCATCACAGGTTGAGGCTGACTGGTCTGGACAGACAGTTGGTACACTCGCCGCAGAGAATACATACCACGACTATCTGAGGGCTATACAGTATCTTGATGATGCTAATGCCCCAGCAGACAGTCGTTACTTTGTAATCTCACCAGCATCCGAAGTCGGACTGCTAAAAATGGATACCTATATAAATAACGACTATACAAACATACACGGCACTGGCAGAGAGTCAGCGCTGGATAAGGCTTATATATCGTCATTCTTGGGTGTTCCAGTATACAAGTCCACAAACGTCGATGGTACTAACTCGGCAGGCCATGACAATACCCTCTTCCAGAAAGAGGCTCAGGCACTTATTATGCAAATGACCCCAGACATGCACACAATGTATGATATTGATTTCTTTGCAGACAAAGTAGCTATTGAGCAATTATATGGTGAGCAGGTAATGAGGTCTGACCACGGAGTATGGATTAAAGGAGCCTAAATTGGCAACAACGAAGAAGAGTGAAGCTACTGACAGTAGCGCAGATGTACTAGAGGCTATATTAACTAAACTAGGGGCTATGGAAGACCGAATCTCCACTATGGAAACTAAGTCTTCCGAGCCTCCTAAATTGTTTCCACACATAGAAGCACCTGTAGAACATGATAGAATACCCGAAGGAACGTCAGTAAAACTAAAAGAAAGTTCTGAACGCTATAGTGCAATAATGAGTAAGTTAGATACACTTACACCAAATATGCAAGATAAAATAAATGCTAATGGTGTGCATGGGCGTGTTACAGATAGATTTTATGAGAATAAGTTAACTGGCGACCACAAGTATAAAGTTGATTTTGAAGGTGTAGGTAGTGTTGGAATCAAACTATCGGATTTAGAGTTTGTCAGCTAATTTAGAAGATTCAACATTAGTAGACGTTGAAAAGATTCAGCGTAAATTAAATGCTAAAAAGGATAATCCTTATAGTGTAAGAGAAGGAAGCTGTCACGTACCAGTTGATGCTAGCGCTGGGCTGAAGAAATCTCATCTTAAAGGTACAGCAGATACCTTTTTATCAGTGATGAGTAAGAGAGGATTTGAATTATCTTCTAGGCTCAGCTTGCTCGGCCCATTTGAGGCTATAGAATTAGATACTAGTGAACCGATACCTGATAAAGAAGAGTGGAGGATAAGGGGAGTATTTAAGAAAGATAAACCTGAGTTCAATAGAATAGAACTTGACCCAGCTATGGTCAAAGGAGATAATAATGGCTAACCCAGTACAACACGTCCCAAGCCGTCAAAACCTTAGAAATACTATGGGGTTGGCTAGGGAATTTGGATTTGCGGAATTCAATACTACAGATATGGTAGTATGGGATGATGATTTTTTAGGTGATACACTACATGGTGGTTACCAAACTACAGCGGCTAGTGGAACTACACTGGCAATTGCGGCAGGGGCTAATGGTATAGCTACACAAGTTACCGAAGCCTCCAATGATGCGCATGCAAACTTTACTTTAGGATTAGACTGGCAAGGCCAGCTAATGTGCGCTATGGCGGCTAGGGTAAAAATAGATGCTATAACAGATGTTAAGATGGAAATTGGATTTACTGATGTTGTATCAGGAACTGATGCGGCGGCAGTTAACGACCTTGATGGAGCCACCTTCACAGCTACAGACTGTGCTGTTTGGGCGTTTGATACAGACGACACTACAGACAATTGGAAACTTGCCGCAACTTATGACGGCGGTACTAACGATACAGTAACTGACAGCGGATTTGCTCCAGTTGCAGATACTTATGAGACCCTGATTGTGGCGCTTGAGGGAACAAGAAGTACTGGAACTACAGATGCT